AACAGAAAATATTAAAGGCTGACCCTACCTCCGTTGGGTAGTTGGAAGGCTTGATCCACCTTTAGCCGAAACGGATCATTTCCCTCACAAAACGTGCCAATCAAAAAAACTTGTGATACTATTCCTCTAAATGTAAAGTATCTGAATGCAGATGCCTGTCCGTAGCGATCAAATGATTGCGATAACTTAACAATGGTACAAGGTATGACTGATCAAACCGCAAGAAAATTAGACGATAATATTCTTGAGTGCATTGATGCATTGCAAGAACATATAAATGATCAAGAAAATGAAGAAAAGCGGCAATTACGTCGTGATGTTTTTACCACTCAACAAGAGGCTCTTGACCGCGCAAAAGAAATCGGTTGCGTTGGATCACACTCCCATAATGAAGACGGCACACTTATCTTTATGCCCTGTCGTAATCATGACGATTACGTAGAAAATGTTGGCCGTGATGTGACAGGCTATAAACCCAATGAAGATGATGATGAAGATGAAAAGAATGCATCTGAGTTTATTGATGTACACGCAGAAATAAAAGCCTATCAGGATGAAGATGAAAAAGGTGTGTTTGAAGGTTATGGCTCAATATTCGGCAATGTTGATCTTGGAAATGATGTTATTCAATCTGGTGCGTTTACGAAAAGCATTAATCGCACAGGTGCGAAAGGAGTCAAACTTTTATATCAACATAAGACAGATATGCCGATTGGTGTATTTGAATCTATTGAAGAAGATCAAAAAGGATTGAAGGTAAAAGGCAGGCTTGCAATGGGTACGCAAGCAGGTCGCGAAACATATGAATTGATGAAGATGGGCGCATTGGACGGTCTATCAATTGGATTTAAAACGAGCGCAAAAGGCGCAAGTTATGATCCAAAAACACGAAGAAGAATGATAAAAGAAGTAGAATTAATGGAAATATCTGTGGTCACTTTTCCAATGAATCCGCGAGCCAAGATTCGGAAAGTTAAAGGTCAAGACGTTTCAATTAGAGAATGGGAGAATGGACTGCGTGATGCTTTTAGTTTATCTCGTTCAGAAGCAAAGATAGCCGCCAAAGCAGTGCAAGATGCTTTTTCTCTGCGTGATGCAGAACCAGAAGAGCATATTGAGGTTGATGTTATCAAACAACTAACCCAAAAACTTAAATCACTTAAAGAGGACTAATCAATGAGTGAAGATATTAAAACTTTAGTGTCCGAGATGGGTTCAGCTTTTGATGAATTTAAAAAAAGCTATGACGAAAAATTGGACAATATGGCTAAAGGACAGGAAGATTCAGCACTTGATGCTAAATTAGCCGCTATCGAATCAAAGATGGACAGCTATGAGGACATCAATCAAAGAATGATTCAGTCTCAGAAAAGCCAAGAAGCTCTTTTGGAGCAGATGGATAGAGTAGAGGTTGCAATGCGCAGACCTAACTCTGGATTTTCAACAAAGCAAATTGATGAAGGTATTTCAGCTTTTGATGCATATTGCAGAAAAGGAATTGAAGGATTGAATCCTGATGAAAAGAAAGCTCTTACAGTTTCTAACGATTCAACAGGTGGATATCTTGCACCTCCTGAGTATGTGAGAGAGTTGATCAAAGATATTACTGAGATTTCACCTATCAGGTCAATTGCACGAATCAGACAAACAGCACAGCGATCAATTCAGATGCCAAAAAGAACTGGCACTTTTGCGGCGCAGTGGGTTGCTGAATCTGGTACAAGATCAGAAACAACTGGATATCAAGTTGGATTGGAAGAGATACCTGCTCATGAATACTATGCATTGGTTGATATTTCTGAACAAGATTTGGAAGATTCAGTATTTGATCTTGAAGCAGAAATGCAATCAGAGTTTGCTGAGCAGTTTGCAAAAGCAGAAGGCGCGGCTTTTGTATCTGGTAATGCGGTAGGCAAACCTGAAGGATTCATGACTAACTCTGACGTTGCTGAAGTTGTATCTGGATCAGGCACAGCTTTACTTGGTGATGGTCTTATCAGTCTTGTTCACAGTATCAAAGCTGAATACTCTGCCAACGCTACTTTTGTATTTAACAGGAGCACGTTAGCGGCAGTAAGAAAGCTCAAAGATACAGCAGGTCAATATGTGTTCCAAACTGGAATGATGTTGACAGGTGGAGCAATGACAACAATATTGGGTCATCCATACATTCAAGCTACTGATATGCCGAATGTGGGAGCAAATGCGTTCCCAATTGCTTTTGGTGATTTCAGAAGAGCTTATATGATTGTTGACAGAGTTTCTTTAGCAGTATTACGTGATCCGTTCACACAAGCAACAACAGGAAACATTCGTTATGTTGCTCGTCGTAGAGTAGGTGGTCAGGTGATCTTGCCAGAGGCTATCGTTAAACAGAAAGTATCAGCATAAGGAGAATAGATAATGAGAGATTTAGGAAATAATTTAACTCCTGTGAGCATGACTGCGGCTGTTGTCGCATCTGGAAACGCCACAACTACAACTGGCACTGAAATCGATTTACAAGGTTTTGAAGGTGCGTTTGTAATGTGTAATTCAGGTGTGGAAGGTGACACGCTATCAGGCAGTTTAAAATATGAAATGAAGTTGTTTCATGGAGATACAAGCGGTTCTTTGACTGCTGTATCAAGTCAATTAGATGTTACGGATGCTAGTATAGCTACAGACGGAACTTGGTTGACACTCGATGATAACGCTGAAACACCACAAGTGTCTGGAATCGGATATGTAGGTGGCAAGCAGTATATTAGAGTTGATATTGTCAGAACTGGCAATCACAGCACTGGTACACCATTGTCATTGACTTGCATAAAAGGTCATCCAAGACATGCAGGCGGTGCTTCAACTTACAGCTTGGCATAATGATAAATGGGGGTTTCTTAGGAGACCCCCTTTATTTGAGGATTTATTATGAGCAAAACATATAAAATAATCGTTCCAAAACCTGCGACAAATGATGAGCAAGGATTGACCACTAAGTTATATGAAGCAGGAAGTATGGTGACAGCAGATGCTCCTTGGAAAGAAGATTTGATGACGATGTTTGAAGACAACGGTTGGGCTATGGAATGCAAGGTTCAAGACACTACAGGAATGGAAAGAGCTAGGAATGATCAAGGCCATTATTTGGCAGATGATCCAAGCACTCCTGAAGTAAATGAAGCGTATGTGCAAAAGCCAAAGAAAAAAACAACGGCAAAGAAAAAAGTTACACCTAAGAAAAAATCTTAAAGGCAATAAGCCATGACGACACTATTTCTGGTTCAAGGAGATACAGGACCACAAGTACAAGTAAACTTGACCCGTGCTGATACTGGCTCCGCTGTAGATTGCTCTGGCGGCACTTGCACAATGAAGGTAAGAGCAAGAGGATCAGATACAACTCTTTTTACTATGACAGCGGCAAATATTGGAACTAATTTGCAAGATGGTAAATTAATTTTTTCGGTAAGTAATAATTTAGCAACGATTGATGCAGGCAGTTATGAAGGCGAAGTCAACGTTGTATTTTCTGATGGCACAATCGAAACGGTTTTTGAAGTTGTTGATTTAGTGATAAGAGATGATTTTAGTTGAGTTTTATAAAATTAAGCGTTGAAAGCAAATCTCTTCAAAAAAATGAAGTAGACAAATCTCTTGAAAAGTCCATAACGGACAAATCTTTACGCAGTGCAATAGTTGACTTAACCTTATTCGCCACTCCAATCAGCAAGGCGATGATTGCCGATTATGCTACTGGTCAATTTTTAATTTTTAAAGAATTTTCAAACTCTCTTAACGTAACGCAAAACTCAATATTATCAATTGGAAAATCATTCTCAAACAATGGGGTTTTTCTTGATGAACCATCTTTAGGTTTTGTCAAAGCTTTTGCAAACTCAACTTCTATTGCAGATGAGCCTGCGTTTCCTTTTGGAAAAGTGCTTACCAATACAGTCTCATTTGATGATGAACCTTTTTTTGGGTTTGGACTTGCTTTTTCAAACTCAGGAATTGTTTTAGATTCTCCTTCATTGGGTTCAGGAAAAACGTTTTTAAATACTGCCAACTTTTCTGATGATGAGTTGATTACACCGCAAAAGGTTTTTAATGATCAAGCGGTTGTTTTAGATGAACCCAGTTTTCCGTTTGGTAAAACCCTTTCTGATTCATTGGGTGGCACAGATCAACCAGTATTTGCTCGACTTATTCCAGTATCAAATTCTGCGTCATTCTTAGATGATGAATTTATAGCGTATGCAAAGATATTAAACAATACAGCAAATGCGGGAGAGAGCGAAATACGAGCTATAACAAAGCCTTTTGCAGATAGCACAAGCCTGTCAGATCAAGATGTTTTACAAACAAATAAAATATTCTCTAATGCAAGCGGTTTTATTGATGATGATGTAATTTCTTTAGGAAAAGTAAGAGCAAACAGTTTGACAAGTGGGGATGATGACGTAATTTTGATTGGAAAAGTTTTTGCTAATAGCGCTTCATTTACAGATGATCAAGCGTTTCCATTAAATAAAATCGTTTCAAATGTAAGTTTGCTCTCTGATAATGATTTTCTTGCTGTTGTTAAACCAAGATCAAATAGTTTTATTGCAAATGATGATGATGTTTTATCTCTCAATAAGATATTCTCAAATAACTTTACATTGCAAGATGATCAAGATTTGCCATTGACGAAAGTTTTAAGCAATTTAATAAATCTTACAGATTCGCCAAATTTTGCAAGAAATGTTGTGTTGTCTGATACAGCATTTGTAACAGATGATGCAGATGGCGTCGCAGGAGATGACAGTACATTTACATTTATAAAAACTGTTTCCAATTTCTCAGTTTTGAGTGATAATGATACTATTGCTTTCGGAAGTGTCCAAAACAACGGTATTGGCATTACAGATGCAGGAGTTGGCAGAAGCCAAGGTTACTGTGCTTTTGATTATTTTGCAGAAGATTATGTTGGATCAAGTTTCACTTTTTGATAAGGTATAAATATGAACAATTACACAAACATCAAACTTAATGGAGAACTTGAGATAGTCGTTCGTGATAAGTTTGGTCAAATTAAAGAAAAAAGAACAGAAAAAAATCTAATCGTCACCGTTGGTTTAACATTTATTTGTTCTCGTATGACAGGTACATCAAAGAATGTAATGTCACACATGGCT